AGAGGCGCTGAACCTCGATAAGATCCACAAGATGGTGGAGGAAGCTTGCGAGGGGTTAGGGAGCGGTGTGAGTGCCTCTCAGGTGGAAATGAACTCGGGTCTCCAGTTCTTCGACGGCATCGAAACGAAGGACATTCAGGAGATCCTGGTGCGTTCTGCGAGCGATCTGATTAGTTTGGACAGTCCCAACTATCAGTTCGTTGCTGCTCGCCTGCTTCTCTTCGCAGTTCGTAAGCAAGTATTTGGATCGGACTGGGTAAATGGTCATCCTAATGTACATGATCATGCTGTTGGTTGTGTATCGAGAGGTGTATATGATAGTGAGATCTTGGGTAAATACTCTATGGAAGAGTGGGACAAGATTGATAGTTGGATTGATCATGATCGTGACATGCTATTCACTTATGCGGGTCTACGTCAGGTCGTTGATAAGTACCTCGTGCAAGATAGATCCAGTGGCGAACTATATGAGACGCCACAATATATGTACATGATGATTGCCGTTACCCTATTCCAAAACTATCCTAAGGAAACACGTTTAGAATATGTCAAACGATACTACAACGCAATCTCCAAACACAAAATCAACATTCCCACACCTATCATGGCGGGGGTTAGAACTCCACTTCGACAATTTGCTAGCTGTGTCCTTGTTGATAGCGATGACACCCTCGATAGTATCTTTACTAGTGATATGGCTATTGGCAGATACGTTGCACAAAGGGCGGGCATCGGTATCAACGCAGGTCGCATCCGTGGCATCAACAGCAAAATCAGAGGCGGAGAAGTTCAGCACACAGGCGTTGTCCCTTTCCTCAAAAAGTTTGAAGCAACTGTCAGATGCTGCACTCAGAATGGCATCAGAGGTGGATCAGCGACTGTCCACTTCCCAATCTGGCACCAAGAAATCGAAGACATTCTAGTCCTTAAGAACAACAAAGGCACAGAAGATAACCGAGTTCGTAAACTAGATTACTCCATTCAAATCAGCAAGCTGTTCTATGAGCGTTTCATCAACAACCAAGACATCTCCCTCTTCAGTCCGCACGACGTTCCTGTTCTGTATGATGCTTTTGGTACTGATAGATTTGATGCACTATACAATGATTATGAATCAGATCAGTCTATTCCAAGAAAAACTATCGGTGCTCAAGAACTCATTCTAAACCTTCTGAAGGAGAGGGCAGAGACTGGTCGTATCTACATTATGAATATCGACCATTCCAATACACACTCATCTTTTAAAGACAAGGTTAACATGTCTAACCTCTGCCAAGAGATTACACTCCCAACAGATCCTATCATTCATATTGATGATGAGTTTGGTGAGATTGCTCTGTGTATTCTTTCTGCTATTAATGTTGGTAAGATTAAATCGGATTCTGAACTTGAAGAGTTGTGTGATCTTTCCGTCCGTGGACTCGAAGAACTGATTGACTACCAGGAGTATCCTGTGAAGGCAGCAGAACGCGCTACAAGGGCACGTAGATCCCTTGGAATTGGTTTTATTGGTCTAGCACATTACCTTGCTAAACTAGGGTTTAAATATGACTCTCAGGAAGCATGGGATGCAATTCATGGTCTCTCAGAATCATTTCAGTTTTATCTCTTGAAATCTTCTAATCAACTTGCAAAGGAAAAGGGTTGGTGCGAAAACTTTGGTCGTACAAAGTATGCAGATGGAATTCTTCCGATTGATACATATAAGAAAGATGTAGACGAGATTAGCAACCAGGAGTTAGAACGTGATTGGGAGAAGCTTAGGGCATCCATCTTGGATCACGGTCTTAGGCACTCAACATTGTCCGCACAAATGCCTTCAGAAAGCAGTTCCGTTGTGTCAAACGCTACCAATGGAATCGAACCTCCTAGAGGATACTTGTCCATTAAAAAGTCAAAACAAGGGCCTCTTAAGCAGATTGTTCCATCCTATTCTACACTGAAGAATAACTATACTCTTCTATGGGATATGGAAAATAATGACGGATACATCAAGTGCATTTCAGTCATTCAAAAGTTCTTTGATCAGGCAATCAGTGGAAACTGGTCTTATAATCCAGAAAACTATCCAAACAAAGAAGTGCCTGTTTCGGAAATGGCAAAAGACTTACTAACCACATACAAGTACGGTTGGAAGACATCTTATTATCAAAATACTTACGATAGTAAGAGTGATGAAGTTGATGAAGAAAAATCAGAACTTCAAGATTTACTAAATCAAATAGAAGAGTATGAACAAGAGGATTGTGAATCCTGCAAAATCTAACGACTTTATATTTTAACGAGGCAACGAATGCAATACGACTTTCTGACAACCAAAGAACAGATTAATACGATTGAAGGTATGACAGTATTTAATACTGAACAAGTGAACACTAAAAAGCAACCAATGTTCTTTGGTAAACCTTTAGGTCCACAAAGATATGATTCTTACAAATATCCAATCTTTGATAAACTTACTACTCAACAACTTGGATATTTTTGGAGACCAGAGGAAGTCTCACTACAAAAAGATCGTGGAGATTATCAAACACTAGAACCAGAACAGAAACACATCTATACTTCTAACTTGAAGTATCAGATCATGCTTGATTCTATTCAGGGTCGTGGACCTAATATGGCATTCCTTCCATATTGCTCACTCCCTGAACTTGAGGCATGTATAGAAGTGTGGGGATTCATGGAAATGATCCATAGTCGCTCTTATACATACATCATTAAAAACGTTTATTCAGACCCATCTGAAGTATTTGATAAGATTGTCACTGACGAGCGTATTCTAGAGCGTTCTAGAAGCGTTACAGAAGCATATGATGACTTTATTCGTAGTGCTCAAATGTGGGGCACTGGCAATATGTGGAAAGAAGACTTCAGATCTTCACCAAGTTCTAAATGGGAGATCAATGATGTCAAACGAAAACTGTACAGAGCAGTTGCAAATGTCAATATTCTTGAAGGTATTAGGTTCTATGTCTCCTTCGCTTGCTCGTTTGCATTTGGAGAACTCAAACTTATGGAAGGATCCGCTAAGATTATCTCTCTCATCGCCAGAGACGAAAATCAGCATCTTGCAATTACTCAAAACATTTTGAACAAATGGAAATCTGGTGATGATCCTGAAATGAAAAAGATCATAGATGAAGAACAAGAGTGGACTTATAAGGCATTTGATCTTGCCGTAAATGAAGAAAAGAAGTGGGCAGATTATTTGTTCAAAGATGGATCTATGATTGGTTTGAACGACAAACTGCTAAAACAGTATGTAGAATGGATTGCCAATAGGAGATTAAAAGCAATCGGGTTAAAACCTCAGTATGATATTTCTGCGAATAATAATCCACTCCCATGGACGCAGCATTGGATTTCTTCCAAAGGTCTTCAAGTTGCTCCTCAGGAGACTGAATCAGAATCTTACTTAGTAGGAGGAATTAAACAAGATGTCCAGTCCAACACATTCTCAGGATTCAAGCTATAGTATAGAAAAATATAAAGAAGAGTGGGAGTTTATGGATTCAATCGAACCATTGACTCCTCCTAAACCAAGCAAGGATGAAGTTAAACTTTGTTTAGATGCTTATAAACGAGCAGCAGAATATGATGACTTTATGTTTGGAAATCATGATGTGCTTGATGAGTTTACTGGAATAACAACATAGATAGTGAAGATACAACATTTTTTATGCCAAGCAATGGAGTAAAGAAAGACGAACTCAAGGTTCGTGTGCTAAAATTAAAGACTCAGGTAGATCAAGAACCTTCATCAGTATTGAAGGGTGAGAGAGATCTTGCTCATAAATACTTAAACAAAGTTCTTGATATACTTGATGAATATCGATATTGATTATGAAAATCCTTGGATTTACATGGAACGAGCTTTTAATAGCGATGATATTGGGGACTACTTTGGTTTTGTTTATAACATTACCAATCTCTCCAACCAACGACAATACGTTGGGAGAAAATATAATAGAATTAGTTAACGATAAAAATTAATCCCTCTTGTAATTGTGCTTTATATTTTTTAAACCCAATTTTTTTATCTTTCATATATGAAGTAACACTTTCCCAAACATTTTCTCCATCACTTACTCTAACATTTCTTGATGTAGTAAGTGTTTTTTTATGTTCTTCTGTGAGTTTTCTTCCATACATTGGATTCCCTTCACCCGAATACATCTTACTAAATTTTTCACGAACTTCTGGTTTATACATTGGGTTATATGATTTGTCTTTCATTTTCTCACTTCTCATATCACAAAACTTATCATTTTTCATAACAACTTCATATATTCCAGATCTTTCACTAACAAAAAATCTTCCTTCAATATTTGTGTTATAATAATCATCAGTCATTAGAACATCTCTTTTGAATTGTTCCATGGTTTCATAGTAAGACATTGATTTTTTGTGAGGGCACAAATAAAGAATTTCCCTCAAAAAAATATCTTTACCAAGAAGTTTTACATCTTCATTTAGTTCATCGCAGGAACCAAAATAATTTTTCCAATCACTTTCTTTTGTTTTTCTTCTACCAGTTTTTTTATCTTTTCTTCTTGTCCAAAAAGATTTCTTTCCAATATATTTTCTATCATTGGTTAAGTTTGTTATTAGATAAACAAATCCTTCTATCCCCTTTGGGGACTCTATAAAATCTTCACTGTTATACTTCCAAGTCATAAAAATATTTTCTACCATAAAAATATTTATACTGAAAATATTCTTGACTTTATTCCATAAATATCTTAAGATGATAACACCTATAAAAACTATTATGGATCTTGCCCAGAACTTAAAGAAGATGTGGAAAAATATGGCAAGGGGATATTCAGACGGACTATCCTCTCCCTCCACAAAACAAAAGGCAAAACAAACTTTGAAGAAACAAAACAACTCTTCCAGAACAACGTCCTCACCGAATCCCTTGACACAGGAGAACCAGCATACTACAATAGTAACATCCTCAGCAGATACTTCAGAAAAGATTATTATGGAAAAGACGATTGAACCAGTAAAACTTATTCGTGAATGGTCAATCAATAGAATCCATGACCTTGCAGAAGGTGATATTGAATCTCAGTTTGACGCAGTAGCGATTGCAGAAGAGTTTGATGAATGGATCAATATTCCTCCAGATCAAGAAGAAATGACATATCTTGTTTTGGGCGATGAATAAATAAAAATGAGGTTTTAACTAGTGTAGAAACTGGCCACTTCATAAATCCAGTAAGACCTCAAAACACTTGACAATCAAATCTTTAACTGGTATGATTGTCTTATGAGCAGCGAAGGTCCACACTTCGTATAAGTCTCACCCCTCCCATGCCTCTCAACGATGCACAAACAGGGAGGTCTCTTGTCTCAGTAGCTCAGTTGGAAAGAGCATCTGCCTTTAACAAAGGAGCTTTATAAGGGAAACTTTATAAATGTAACTTCTCAAATTCGGGGAACTCTAAAGTCTTAAGACTATGATAATCCCGAGCCAAGCATCGTAAGATGAAGGTGTAGAGACTTGACGGGAAGTGCCTAAGTCCTTTTAGGATATGGTAAAGAGAAAGTCCAGACCACAAACAGAAATGGCGGGGAAATCCGTAGTGGTAAGCTAAGCAGTTGGTCGGGGGTTCGAGTCCCTCCTGAGACGTTTTTTGAACCTTAAGGTTTATAAATAAAAATAACTTTAAGGTTCCATTATGAATAAGTGCTTGTTTTGTAAAGTAGAAACAAAAAATCCAAAATTTTGTGGAAGAAGTTGTGCTGCTTCTTATAATAATAAAAAAGTTCCTAAAAGAAAACCAGAGCATAAATGTATTGATTGTGGAAAAGCAATAACAGCAAATCGTGCTCGTTGTAAAGAACACTATTTGATATGGTTAAAAGATAGAGAAGTAAAAGATATGACCCTTAAAGAAGCAATATATGAAAAACATCACAAGTCCTCAGCATTTGCTTTGGTAAGAACACGAGCAAGAGCATTTGGAAAAAAACTTGGATTTACCGAATGTGTTAAATGTGGATATAATAAACATATAGAAATTGCTCACATAAAACCAATATCTTCTTTTAGTGAAGAAGTTATGATTAGTGTTATAAACTCAAAGGAAAACATAATGCCATTATGTCCAAATTGCCACTGGGAATATGACCATAACCTTTGGACTTGACAATATCCAAGAACTGGTGTAATATATAAAAGTGATAGAGGGTAAGTCACTGTTATATCCTTATGAGATATATCACACTTACTCCATCAAATGCGAAATTGGTGTAGTGGTAACATCCCATCCTTCCAAGTTGGTGTCACGGGTTCGAATCCCGTATTTCGCTCTGAACCTTTTGGTTCCTTACATTCAGTAGTTGGTTCGAGTCCAACCTAACGGGCAAGGGGAATTAGCTCAGTTGGTAGAGTATCTGCTTTGCAAGCAGGCTGTCAGCGGTTCGAGTCCGCTATTCTCCATTATAAATAATAAGAAAGCATGTTATATTATGGATCCTGTAAAAATAAGATGCAAGTCATGTTCTAAAGAACTTTTAGGGGTTGTCGGAAAAACTGTTACTTGTGGTTGTCCAAATATGGCAACCATTAGAGATTATGAAAATATTTCTGCAGTTGACTTATCTCAGGTAGTTATGTTAAACACTTACAAGTCAAAGCAATCAAATAATGTTTTAAGTCCTGAAGATATTGCCTGGCAAGAGGCAAGAAGACAACGCAATGTTCGTAAGTTGGACTTTGAAGTCCGCTAAAACTTCGAATCCCTGATCTTCCTTTTTATTTAATATTTAATATTTAATATTTTCTTAAACAGTGTTACGGTATCGATATAAACCATGCAAGTTTTTTACTAGTCACTAGAATAATATCATAACTAGTAAATAAGCTAAAAACACATGGACGATCATACTTATCAAAACTGGGTAAAGGTCAAAGCTGTTTTTGAAGAGTCTGGGAATACAGACAACATGTTTTACAAAAGAGCTTGTGCTATAGTAAAGACTAAAAAAGATCCAGCAGCAAAGTATCTGGGGGACGAGAAATGATGAGTCCTTTTGATGATGATTATGTAAGTCGCAGTGAAGTCCAGGAGATGATCGATGCTGCAATACGTCGTCATAATCGGAATGCTTCGATTATTAGTATGTGTGTTGGTTGGGTTGTTCTTGCACTTTTTGCTGAGGGTTTACTTCGACTTATTGGAGTAATACCACCCGTATTCTCATGGATGAACATCACATTATGACTGAAGAAGACTACGAAAAGTTGCAGGAAAAAGTTAAAGAGATGCGAATGCTATTGTTATTCGAAGAACCATGCCCACTTTACGAGGGGGATGATGACGTATACTGAATGGATGGAGTTTATTGCATTTACATCTCATGTGCTATACCTGTGGGTATCATTTATGTGCGGACTTCTACTTGGGTATATAGTAGGATTTAGAAATGGGAGTATGTAATGGAAACTTTAATTTTACTTTCATGTTTTATACCTTAAAATCCATGATACATGAAGTAGCACATTTTTCTCGATGGGTACTAAATAATCCATGGACTATGGGATTTCTTTCAGCGTCTCTCGTCTTTGTCCCTATCCTTGGTATGTGGGCAGTTCACAAATATGGATGGGAACATTGGGAACCATTTGACAAACGGCATAAAAAGTAGTATGATTACTACATCAGGAACTTGAGACGTTCCAATCCTGTCATTCCGATTACCCTTTATTATTCTGATGGAAGTAAAAGAAATTTTTTGGTCTTGGGATAAAGGAAATACACTCTTTAAAGTTTTTTATTCTGACAATCAAGTTTTAACTTTACATAGTGATGAGGTTCCTCCAACAACTCCAACACATGATATTGCACATATCGTATGTTGCTTCAGTGGAATGCCTTGGAACTTTAAACTAGATGTCAATGAGGTTGCAGAATATAATGCAGTTTATATGGAAAATATCTTTACAAGATTCTGCAGATATTATTTGGAAAAAAATACATCCCCGATTGAAGACCACATAGAAAACAATAGAATAGAAACCAAAGACTTTTCTGATAACTATTATAAAATACCTCAAAACTGTCAAGAATCTACGGAAAGACTTGAGAGATTATTCATGCAAAGTTTAGATCCAGAAATCTGTTCTTTGTTTATTATAGATTATCTAAAAGTTTACGAGTTGGAAAATGTTATTCCTAAAGAACATATATCAACTTCATTGACATTTAATCTAAAATCTCAAAGACCTTCAAAAGCATTCTATAATTTTATTTCTGATTACAAAAAAATATTCTTTGAATCATATGATAAATACAACAACTATTGAAATTTACACAGTGGAATATTGGCAAAATAACTGGGAAACTTTGATTGAAAGAGTTGAGAATGGGGAGCATATAGGAATCAAAAACGAAGAAAATGAGCAAACTGCAGTTATGGTTCCAGCAGATGATGAACTCATACGCTTGTACACAGATCACCAAGAAGGATCTTGACTTCTAGCAGAGTTTCTAGACGAGCAGGTTTAGCAATCTGGTTGAATGCTCCGTTCTCATAAAGCGGCTAAGAAGGGTTCAATTCCCTTAACCTGCATTGGACATAACCACTTATGTCCTATTGACAGTAAACTGTCAAACCATTATAATATAAATGTCAACACTCAAAAAAATGGCACTTACAGAAAAGTTCAAAAAAGACATCAATACACTTAGGTCTGCTGCAAATGGAGAAATCTTTTTGGATGTTAAAAATCCAAAACTTTATAAAAAAGTTCGACGCTTTTATGGAAATAGTGGAGTAGTTTTCTCTGGAGATCCTCTTGATGATTATGAGATTTTAATGGAATATCTTTATAATGATCTTGAAACTGTTGAAGTTGCCTAAGACATGGAGAGTCTATAAAAATCCTGGTCGGGATGGTCATTGACCCCTGGAGTTTCTCATTTCTCTCAAAAATGTGTGGTGGAGTCATATGACCCTAATATGAGTTTCTTGCTTCTCTAAAGAGCAAGTGGCGTGCATGAAAAGACCTACAAAGGGGGGTGTAATAACCCTCCTTTTTTCTTGTATACATATCATAGTCACTATGTTTATGTACATGGAAAGAGTTGAAAAACCTTGGGGGTGGTATGAGGAAGTTTTTTCCGAAACCTCCAACTATAAATGTAAAAGACTTTATGTCGATCCTGGAAAAAGTTTTTCTCTCCAGTATCATAACTTAAGAAACGAATACTGGACAGTTGTTCAAGGAGATGCTAAAGTTATTGTGGGTGAGTCTGAAAGAGATGTAAAAGTTGGAGACTTTATTTTTGTACCAAGAACTACTGTGCATAGAGTTACGGGAGGCGAAACAGGAATAACCCTTATTGAAGTTCAGATTGGTGATCCTTGCGATGAGGATGACATTGTTAGACTTGAAGATGATTTTGGAAGAGTTTGATTTATGAAAAAAGCTTTAATCACTGGTATTACGGGACAAGACGGTTCATACCTCGCAGAACTTCTCCTTGAAAAAGGTTATGAAGTTCATGGTATTGTTCGTCGTGCTTCTTTGATCAACACACATCGTATTGATCATATTTACGATAAACTTAATCTTCATTATGGAGATTTGACTGATTCTACTAACCTAGTAGGGGTTATTCAGCAAGTTCAACCAGACGAAATCTATAATCTTGGCGCTCAGAGTCACGTCAAGGTATCGTTTGAGATGCCTGAGTACACAGGACAGACTGATGGACTGGGCACTCTTAGAGTCCTTGAGGCAGTTCGTCTTCTGGGTATGGAAGATAAGATTCGTATTTACCAAGCATCTACTAGCGAACTCTATGGAAAGGTGCAAGAGATTCCTCAAACAGAAACGACACCTTTTTATCCACGTTCTCCATATGGTGTTGCAAAACTGTATGGATATTGGATTGTAAAGAACTATCGTGAGTCATATGGAATGTATGCCTGTAGTGGTATTCTTTTTAATCACGAATCTCCACGACGCGGTGAGACATTTGTAACTCGTAAAATTGTACGAGGACTAAAAGCAATCTCTGAAGGGAAGCAAACTCTTCTGCAACTTGGAAATCTAGATGCAAAGAGGGATTGGGGACATGCCAGAGACTATTGTAAAGCAATGTGGATGATGCTCCAGCAAGAAACTCCTGAAGATTATGTCATTGCTACTGGTGTTCAGCATTCTGTTCGAGAGTTTGTAGAAAAAGCAGCTCCTTATTTTGGAATGGATATTGAGTGGCATGGTAGTGGTGAAGATGAGATTGGTATGGATCAAAAGACTAAAAAAACCATTGTTACAGTTAATCCAAAATATTATCGACCAGCAGAAGTAAAAACTCTTTTGGGAGATCCAACAAAAGCAAAAGAACAACTTGGTTGGGAACCAACTGTATCTTTTTGTGATCTAGTTATGGAGATGTGTCAAAATGAATCATGATTCGAAAATTTATGTTGCAGGACATAAAGGTCTAGTAGGATCTGCTCTAATCAGGCAACTTACAAACCAAGGATATTCCAATATTATTACAGCAGATAAATCAAAAGTAGATCTTACTCGTCAAGTTGATGTAGAAGACTTTTTTGAATATCATAAACCTGAGTATGTGTTTCTTTCTGCTGCAAGAGTAGGTGGTATTAGTTATAACAAAGCAATCCCTGCCGATTTTATTAGAGATAATCTACAGATCCAAACAAATGTTATAGATGCAGCATATCAAAACGCAGCTAAAAAACTTGCATTTCTTGGATCAGCATGTATCTATCCTAAACATGCTCCAGTACCAATCAAAGAAGAATATTTAATGACTTCTCCTTTAGAGGAGACTAACATTGCATATTCACTGGCAAAAATCTCTGGTTACATTATGTGTAAAAAGTATTCAGAGCAATATGGTTTTGATACTATTTCTGTAATGCCAAACAATCTATATGGAATCAATGACAACTTCAATATCGAAAAGTGTCATGTTATTCCAAGTTTTATTAATAAGTTTATCACTGCAAAAGATAATAATAGTCTTATTGTAACTTGTTTTGGTGATGGTAGTCCTACTAGAGAGTTTTTATTCTCTGATGATTTAGCAGATGGTCTTATCTTTTTGATGAATAACTATGATGATCCAGAGATTATAAATATTGGACCAGATCGGGAAGTTAGTATCAGGGAGTTATCAGAAATCGTTGCAAAGTATGTTGGTTATGAAGGACTTATCTCATGGGATACGTCAAAACCCAACGGAACTCCGAGGAGAGCGTTGGATACTTCTAAAATGAAATCATTAAACTGGTCTGCTAAAACAAATTTAGAAGATGGTCTTAAGATTACTATTGATTGGTTCTTGAAGAATAGGAGCACATATGAAAGGGTATAACTGGCCATTGATGAAAAATACTCTGTCTTTTATGGACAGATTAAAATTAGCAAAGTTTATTCTTACGTCAGATAGATTTACTCAAGGAGAAAGAGTAAAAAAGTTTGAGGATGAGTGGTCTAACTGGTTAGGTTGTAAACATTCTCTTTATGTAACCTCTGGCAGTACGGCAAACTTTCTTCTTATTGCTGCAGTTATGGAACTTTATGGACTCAAGAGAGGAGATAAAGTTTTGCTACCAGCATGTACATGGGTGACAAATATTAATCCCATCTTTCAACTTGGACTTACTCCTATTTTTTGTGACGTTAGTTTGGAAGATTATGGATTTGATTTAGAATCCTTGCAGTATGTTAAAGAACAACATCCAGATATTAAGTTAGTTTTTGTAACACACTTGCTTGGTATTCCTGCCAATGTTCCTGTATATAAGTCCTATTTTCCAGACGCCATCTTTTTAGATGATGTATGCGAATCTCATGGATGTGAACTACTTGGAGAAAAAGTTGGTTCTAATAGTCTAGGATCTACGTTCAGTTTTTACTTTGGACACCATATGTCAACCATTGAAGGTGGAATGATTTCTACTAACAATAGTGAGCTATATGATCTGATGAAGATGAAAAGAACGCATGGTCTTGCTAGAGCATCTGATCATTTTGACTATTATTCTAAACAAAACCCAGAGATTGAAAAGTCTTTTTTGTTTGTAACTGATGGGTATAACTTTAGGAATACTGAGTTAGGTGCCGTGCTTGGATCTTCTCAACTAAAACGTCTTGATACAATTATTGATATTAGGAGAGAAAACTATGATGAGTATGTTGATATTGTAAACAACTGCTCTAAACTTTACCCCATTGCACATAACCTTGGAAATAGTTCTTTTTGCTTTCCATTAATCTGTAAAACGGTTGAAGTTAAGAAGCGTCTTATTGATCTTCTTATTGACCGTGGAGTTGAATATCGACCAGTTGTTGGTGGAAACTTGTTACGACAACCATACTTAAACTATGAAATCTGCAGTAACAAAGAAGGTACTTTAAATGTAGATCTTATTCATGAAAATGGGATTTATATTGGTAACAGTCAGTTTGTTGGTCCAGATCATCTACAACTTTTATCTGATATTTTAGAAGTATTATGACTATTAAACTTTATAATGATTTTCATAATGGTGATGTTTTTTATTCTAGGATAATCATCGATCAGTTTTTAAAAAATGATTTTGATGTAAAGTATTATCATAGAATGAATCCTAAAATTCTAAATGATTATCCAGGATTGTATGCTGGTCCCACAAACCCAAATATTCATATCCCAAGAGGTGCAAACAACTATAAGGAAAATCTTATCAACACTTGGATTGGGAAAGAAAAAGCAAAGTTTGTTAAAAAAGATGCATGTTCTTTTAGGGGATATGTTCCTCTAGCAGATGAAATCTTTCAATACTATGGCATTAAATATGATCATGAAGAAGATCTTTTGCCTACAGTAAAGTTCTTTGATATGGATCCATATGTTCCAGATAATGTAATCAATGATTTGTGTACAATAAGAGCCTGTTATGACAAAATAGTTTTGGTATGTAATAATGATTGCATGTCTGGTCAGATTAAAAACTTTGATTTTGATCCAGTTATAGAGCGCCTTGCTAAAGAATATCCTAAGGTTGCTTTCTTGATGACTAATAAAACAAAGATAAATCATGAAAGCATTATCAGAGTTCCTCAGATAACTGGTAATATCGATTGCGACCTTCTCCTAATATCATATATTTCAATATCATGTGATATAATAATTGGAAGGGCATCTGGTCCATATTGCTACACACATACTAAAAAAAATCTTTTGGATAAGACAAAAACTTATATTAGTTTTTCTAAGTATCCTAGTGAAGGCATTTGGTATGACAACTCAGTAGCAAAGCAAGTTAATACAGATCAACACAACTTAAATGTTGTATATGATTTGATTGAAACTGAAATCAAAAAACCTATTATGTACTAAAATGATTACTACATTCGGAACACTTTTAGAAGATTGTCTTCAAGAAACTATTAAAACATTTCTTTCCAAGAGAGAGATCCCTGATGTTGAGTATATTGCAACAGATAATCTTGGGGAAGTTGTGGAGAAACTTGCTATTCTTCATATTAGAACTTGGATGTTAGAAGATGCCATTCAGGAAGCAACAACTGATGAAGAGATTGCTCAACTAAAGAAAAAGATCGATATCTGCTTCAAAGTAAAAAGACCTAAACTGGTCCAAGCTATTAATCTTCTAGTTGAAGATTCCATTGTTAATGGAACTCCTATCAGGGAAGATAGTGTTAAACTTTACAAGGGTGTATTTGATGAGTAAAACTAAGTTAAATTTGGTTGGAGATTCTTTTACCCATCTCACTCATGGAAATAAAGGATACTCTGTTCATGGGAAAGAAGCAAAAACTGTAGAGTGGGTTTTTGATGATAGCAATGGGATTTCATTTTATGTTGATCGGAGCATGACACAAGCATTCTCTGATAATGTAAAAGGTATTAAATATGGGTGGTTGCTAGAGTCAAAGTATGTTACTCCAGATATTGTTAATGATGTAAAAAGAGATTATAAAGAATATCTAGAAGTTTTTAGATATATTTTCACTCACAATAAAGAACTATTGGATCTTGATGAGAGATTTAAATGGTGTCCTCCAAATGGAACTTGGATTAAAGATCCACAAGTATATCCAAAAACAAAGATGCTATCTTTTATTACATCAAATAAAAATAGTACACCAGGACATAAACTCAGACTAAAATGGGTTGATATGATTGGTGATCAAGTGGATCTTTTTGGTAGAGGATTTAATGAAATCCCTTTGAAAGAAGAAGGACTTTGTGATTATATGTTTTCAGTGGCGATTGAGAATGGATTCTACGATTCCTATCATACTGAAAAGATTTTAGATTGTTTTGCAACTGGAACTATTCCAGTCTATATGGGATCTCCTTCTATCAGTGAGTATTTTAATGCAGAAGGTATTATTGAACTCACTGAGGAGTTTGAAGTTTCTGAAGAAATCTATTATGATAAAATGGATGCTATAGAAGATAATCTAGAGCGTGTTAAAAAGATTGGAGTGCTAGAAGATTTTATTTTAGAAAACTATGATATCGTTTAATCATCTTGGTAATAATGGACATTTGGGAAATCAAATGTTCCAGTACGCAGCTACTAAAGGTATTGCTGTAAAGCATGGTAAGGATTTTATGATTCCTCCAACTGAGGTATTTGGTAAACATTATTATACAAAACTTAGAAGTAATATTGACGATTGCTTTGACATTGTTTGCCAACGTGGTATCTCTGATTTTCCTACTGTTCAGGAGAAAGGGTTTGGATTTGATCCAGAGTTATTTGAAAATCTACCAGAAGGAAACGTAAACTTATTTGGTTTCTTTCAAAGTGCTAAATGGTTTGATCATATTAAAGATGAAATCAAAAAAGATTTTAAATTTAAATCGGAATATGAATCTGTTGCAACTGAAGTAAGAGATTCTTTTAGTGAAAACGTTGCCGCTATTCACATTAGAAGAACTGATTATGTAAATAATCCGAGTCATAACTCTCAGAATGAAAACTATTTTCAACTAGCTTTGAATCAGATTCCTGGAGATTGTGAGGTTCTAATCTTTTCTGATGATCCTGCATGGTGCAAAAAGCAATCTATTTTTTCTTCTGATAGGTTCTTAGTTTCTGAAACTGATGATGCATATCTTGACCTATGTCTGATGACAAAGTGTCAATATATCATTACTGCTAGTAGTACTTTTAGTTGGTGGGGAGCTTATATATCGGAGGCAAAAACTATTGTTGCTCCTAAGGAATGGTTTGGTCCAAATAATGCACACCTTGAAACTAAGGATATATATTGTAGTGATTGGATTGTGTTATGAGTGAACCAAACTGTTTAATATCTTACCCTAGAAGTGGTAATACTTTATTGAGGTTTTTGATTGAATACATTACCGAAAGGGTTGTTGTTGATTTTAATGAAGACATTCCAGATAGTGCAATCGACTATCTGGTTGGTGGAAACCTAGAAGTTAAACCTAAGAATCCTCCGATTCTTAGGAAGTTTCATTTGGTAGATCCAACACTCAATGAAAAAGAACTTATCAAAGATTCAAAAGTAACTCTTATTATTAGAGATTATTATGATGCTATTGTTTCTCATTCAAAGAGAGGATCATCTAGATCTTTAAATGATCAAATAAAAGATTATTGCAATCTTCTTCGTTATTATGACTGGAGCAAAAATCAAGCAACTTTTATTTACTATGAAGATCTGATTAATCTTGAGTTGCAACCAGACTGTATTAAAAAAATACTAGACAGTAATGATATTGTAGAGCGTCCAAATTGGCAAAGATACTTGGATAATATTGAAGAGTTAAACAGCAAATCAAAGAAGGGATATATTAGAATCTATAATAACATTAGTGCCCATGATCGTGGGCAAAAAGATTTGTTTACTCAAGCAGTAAAATTTAATGCAGGATCTTCTATTTTTAGAAAATATTTAACAAGATACGATGAAAACTCTTAATGACTGCTTTGAAAAAATCTATTGTGTCAATCTAGAACGAAGACCAGAACGATGGGATATTTGTAAAGAAGTATTCTCTCAATATAATATTAATGTTGAAAGGTATGAAGCCGTAGATGGCACTAAACATGATCGTGTTGGAAAAATGAGTCATGGAGAAGTAGGGTGTCTTCTTTCACATTTAAACATTTTAAAAAAGTGTAAAGAAGATAATGTGTCAAATGTTTTGATCTTAGAAGATGATGTTGAGTTTTGTTCAAACTTTGATAAACTTTTCTCAGAGTATATAAAAGAAGTTCCTGAATGGGATATTTTATATCTTGGTGCTACTCATGCATTATGCTATCCATACATGAATAGACCGCCAATCAAAGTAACGGATCATGTATATAAAGTTTATAATGCTCACGCTACTCATGCATATGCAATAAACAGTAGTTGCTATGATCTGCTTATTGATTTTGTGTCTAAGATGGAAGGACCATTAGATGTAATATATACAAAACTGCAATCTTACTTAAGGACTTATATTTTCAGACCTCATTTGGCATGGCAAAGAAGTGACTTCTCTGACATTGCAGGTAAACATGTAAACTATGATTTTTTAAAACGATGAAAGTTGCTATTTGTTTTATTGGAACAGGAAAGTATTTAAACTTTCTTCCCAGATACTATGAAAATATTCATGAATATTTTTTGCCTAATACCGAAAAACAGTTTTTAGTTTTTACTGATGGTGATGGAGATTTTCCTGAAGATATTAATACCTATGACTATGAGCATATTGAATGGCCTTATATCACACTAAAAAGATTTGAGATTATTCAAAAAGCAAAAGATGTAATCTCAGAAACAGATTGGTTTGTTTTTATTGATGCGGATGCTTTAGTTGTAGATACTGTAACTGAAGAAGAGTTCTTTGATGATACTAAAGATTTCTTTGGTGTTCATCATCCTTGCCATTTTCTTAAGATGCCCCCACATAATCAGAAGTTTGGTGCGTTTGAGACGAATAAAAAATCTACATCTGCCATTTCAGAGGATGATGATTTATCTGTGTATTTCCAAGGATGCTTATGGGGAGGAAAGTCTTCAAAGATTATGAATCTTATTTGTGAACTCGATCGTCGAGTTCAAATAGATTTAGATAATGATGTAATTGCTCAGTGGCATGATGAAAGTCACCTTAATAAGTTTCTTATAGAAAACCGAGATAATACAAATGTCTTAGGACCACAGTTTGCATACCCAGAAATGTTCGGTCAATACTGTGATTTTGAACCTAAGATTGTTCATTTAAGTAAAAATAATTCAAAATATCATGTCTGATTCTATCACAATAGTAACTGCTCTTTATGATATCAATAGAGAACAAGATGGAGATGGTAGAAAGTTTCAAGAATATCTTTCTTGGTTTGAAGAAACTCTAAAAGTTACCAGACCGATGGTAATCTTTGTAGAAGAGTCTCTTGTTTCATTTGTAGAAAAATGTAGGGAAGGGTTGCCTACAAAGATAATCACCCAAGCATTGGAAGATATTCCTTACTATCATTTAACTGAGAAGATTGATGGTATTTTAAACTCTGATAACTTTAAGGAAAAAGTTCAAGCTCCCAACAGAGTAGAATGTAAACTAGCTCTTTATAACTCAGTTATCTATTCTAAGTTTCGATGGGTAAATCGGATTATTTCCGACAATCCCTTTAATACTGAACTTTTTATGTGGATGGATGCTGGTCTATCTAGATTTTTCTTTGGCATGGATTTGGAGTATCCATCACAGACTGCCATGGAAACATTGCTAGATTGCAAAGACCATGTTATAATACAAACCTTCATGTCTTACTATGGAGATTTGGTTAATGCTAAATCATATACCTTAGAAGATTTGTGGGATGGTAGAACGTGGGTAATGGGAGGTCTTTGGTGTGGAGGAGCAGAAGTCATGAGTAAGTTCTGTGATCTTGTAGATGATGTCCTTCAAAACAAAATGATCGCTAACAATCTAATCAACAATGAGCAAAGTGCTATGGCATATGTTTATAAAAATAATCCAGATATGTTTATTGCCTTTGAAAATCATGCTGGAAAGCATAGAGACTACGAGTTTATTCAGGAGTTATCTAAGAGATAAATACTCTTGTTGGAGATCCCAGTTTTGCCAAAAAAACTCTAAACTGGGATCCAAAATATTCTTTTGAAGATCTTGTAAAGGAAATGTGTGACTATGACATGGGAGAAGTAGAATGAAAGTATCAATCGTAGGTCCTGGCGTGATGCCTATTCCACCTAAAGGGTGGGGTGCTGTAGAAATTCTTATTTGGGACATGAAGTGTTGCTATGAAGAACTTGGACATGAAGTTCAGATTGTCAATACTACAAATGGATCTGATGCGATTAAGCAGATTGATGAGTTTAATCCAGATTTTGTTCATATCGAGTTTGACAATATGGTCGGACTATATCCCCATCTTAAATATCCGACAGCGATTACAACACATTATGCATATCTTGAGCAACCAGAAAAGATTGGCGGTTATCGAGCTGTACTAGATGCATTCAAGGTTTACAAACCAAATGTATTTGCTCTTTCTGAAGGCATTAAAGAAGTATACGTCAATAATAATATTCCAGAAGATCAAGTATTCGTTACTCCTAATGGCGTAAACTCGAAAAACTTTAGAGTAACTGAAGAACCAAAACAAAGTGATAAAAGCATTTATGTCGCAAAGGTAGACTATCGGAAACGACAGCATCTATTCCAGTCTATTAGTTCTCTTTATTATGCTGGTATTGTTGATGATAAAAAGTTTGATATTAACAAAAACTATCTTGGGGAATGGACTAAAGAAACTCTATATGATGAGTTGACTGAATATGGAAATCTAGTTCTTCTTTCTGATGGAGAAGCTCATCCATTAGTGTGTATGGAAGCATTCGCTGCAGGACTAGGTGTTGTTGTTAGCGAATGGGGTAAAGCAAATCTTGATATTGATAGAGGATTTATTACTGTAATCCCTGAAGATAAAATCAACGACATTGAATATGTTGAATCCGAAATCATCAAGAACAGAGAGTATTCAGTCGCTAATCGTCAAGAAATCCTAGAGTATGCAAAACAGTTTGAGTGGAAAAATACTCTAGAGAAATATCACATTCCCTTCATGGAAAAACTTATTGAATCTTATGTTCCTAAAGAAGAGGAAAAAATGGAGTTGGATTTTGATTTCTCAGAAAAAAACAAAGCAGCTTACAAACTTAAAAACTTTGGTCCTATCTATTATCTAAATCTAGATGGTCAACCTGAGCGTCGTAAGTGGATGGAAGATCAGTTTAAGTATTGGGAAATTGAAAACTATGAGCGTATCTCTGCATACGATGGTAGAGAAGATGATCTAAGTGATATTATCAAAGGAACTTATCCTCCGATGATGTCATCAGGTGAGATTGGATGTGTTACTTCTCATATTAAAGCAATCAAACATTGGTATGAAACATCAGATTCTCCTTATGCAGTCATCATGGAAGATGATTGTAGTTTAGAGACTGTTCTCTATTGGAACTTTACTTGGCAAGACTTTATTGCTAAAGCACCTTACTCTTGGGATGTTTTACAACTAGCTATTATTTGTACTGGTAATATCGTAGTTCCCGTACATAACAGGTTTGTTAATGATTTTTCAACCGCATGTTATGTCATTACAAGGCATCATGCAGAAAAAATCATAAAAAATCATGTGAGAGGCGCTAAATATAAACTTGACAATGGTGTTAAACCAAGACCTGTTGCAGATGATCTAATCTACAACTCTGGTGCGACTTACGCCACTCCACTTTTACTTTATAAAACAGACCTAGGATCGACAATCCACCCAGATCATGTTGATAAATTCCATAAAGCTTCTTATCGAGGAGTTTTAAACTTCTGGAAAGCGAACGGATCAGATATTGATGTAAACATGATTACTGATTATGATCCATATCTTGGAAAGGTGTCGGATTCTAATACCAAGTAGAGCTTATGTCTAACCTATCACAACAAATAAGAGAAGGTACTAAAAAATCTCACACTATGGCAGAGAATACAGGTTTCATTACCTGTTTTCTCAAAGGTGTGGTTGAAAAGAAATCTTATGTAAGATTACTATCAGACTTGTACCATATCTATTCCGCGATGGAAGAAGAGTTTGAAAGACACAAAGATGATATGATTGTGTCAAACATTTATTTTCCACAACTCTTCAGAAAAAAATCTTTAGAAAAAGATTTAGAATATTATCTAGGATATGATTGGAAAGAAAGGATTACTCAAACAAAATCTTGCAAAGAATATGTTGCCAGGATTAAAGAGGTATCTAATGAAAATCAAGACTTATTGATTGCACATCATTATACTAGGTATATTGGCGATCTTTCTGGTGGACAAGTATTGAAAAATATTGCTCAATCTGCTTTAAAAGTTCCTGATGTTGGGATGAACTTTTATATTTTTAAAGATATTAAAGATGAAAAAGTTTTTAAGGGAGATTATAGAGATGTATTAGATACTCTTCCTTTCGATCAAAATGAAATCGATGAGATTATCAAAGAAGCTAATCTAGCATTCAAACTAAATATGAATGTCTTTAATGAAATTGAAGGTAATCTAATATCTGCTATTGGTAAGGTATTATTTTCTACATTAATACGTCATCAAAGAAGAGGTAGTACTGAATGATTGAGGAGTTTACAGAATGGTTACTTGGATCTTTTCATAATCGAAAACAAGCATTTTCATACCCTTCACAATATTCTCAGATTAGTTTACGTCATGAGTTATTAAGTAATAATATGATTTATGGAGAACAGAAATATTCTGTTCGCAAACAACCTCCTTATAGACAGTTTGTTCTGGAGATAAATCAGTATGAAGATAAACTAATAGTTAGTAGTTATAAAGTGAAGGATGGTAAAAGATTTTTATATTTCACTGATATAGATAAAATCACTGAAGATGATTTAGAAAAGAATGAGAACTGTGATTGTATTTTTACTAAACAGAATGGTGTTTATTATGGTATGATCATGGGGTGTGAATGTATGGTAAATAAAAATGGTAAAGAATCGTTCTTATTTACCATGTCTGAATTGAGAAAAAATACTTATAGAGTTATTGATAGGGGATATGATCCTGTAACTAAAAAAATGGTATGGGGATCAGAGTATGGGATGTTTGAGTTCGACAAACAAATTGACTAAATAAAAACATATAACTATAATAATCTTTTTGTCATTGCATTTTAGTAAACGAATAAATGGCAAAGTATTTAAGTCAACTTAACAGAACACTTAGGGTTGGTATACCATCATATACTGACAACACTACAGCACTACAAGTTACTGGCAATGTTGGAGTTAAAACTGATATTGCCAGATCAGATTTTCATGTCGTTGGAGACGGTTTAGTCTCTGGCGTTTTGAGTGTTGATACTACATTAAAACCAAAAGATACGTTTGCAACTGGAATAAGTAGTTTTAGGGGTAAGGTTGCTATTGGAAATACTGATAGTGAACCTACTACAGATTTTGATGTTAATGGTCCTTCACTATTCAGAGGAACCGTTGATATAAGTAATGCTGTTTCTGCTGGTGAATATAATGGTCCTTTAAGATTTGGTGAACCTGCTGGTGGATTTAAACCTGGCGCTATTGAAATAGATGAAACTCAGTTTACAAAAAACTCTATTAATGATATTAACTTTATTCTAGGAAAACTAGTTCCAAAACCACCAGCAACTATTCTTGACGCTTCTTTTAGTATAGTTGGACTTAATGTTGGTAGATTGTGCTCAGGATTTTCTTTTACTAATAATACTGTTGGGGTATTTTCTCCAGTAGCAGGAACACAATATCCAAGAAATACTAGCAACAGTGTTACATCAACCTGGTTGACTGAGTATGGTCCTGGTGATGATGGTGATGTTTCTGCTATGATAAACTTTGATCCTAAAGGAACTAGGATGATGATAACAAATGATGTTATCAATCCTGATAATAGTATCTCTAATGATATTAACAGTGATAATGGTGTTTACACATCATTGGAGATTGCAAATGATAAAGACGCATTTTTATCATCTAGAAATCCTGGTATTACATCAAACTTTTATGAGGTATACGACTCAAGAATATTAAATGCTTCATCACCTGATGGATTTAATATGGGTTATATTAAACATCAAGTTGGAACTATCATATATGAATCTCAAAAATACTTATATTATGAAGATCCTAGTGTAGTACCTGCTCCTGTTTTGGCAGCAACTACTCCAGTAACACCTGCATCACCAACACTAAACTATTCTTCGGGTATTCCTCATTATACACAAGCAACAAATAATGCTTTTGTATATGAGATTGTTTGTCAGAATGCAACTGGAGATATGTATTCTACAAATACATTCTTGACTTCTTCTGGTCAAACTACTGGATTTCAAAATGGGGGAAATAAATCATATCCAGATTTTACTGACGGTGTTAATCCACCAGTAAGAAACTTTGGTGTTGGTGTTGGAGTTACATGTACATTGTCTCAAGTTCCTAGAAATTCTCATGTCACTGTAACCACCAACACTCAGAAATTCTCAAACTATACTGCAACCACTCCATATGGATCAAATAGTGTTCGTGCAACTATAACTGAGAATGTAAATATCATGGGTACAACTGCTAGAACTGATGTGATAGATGAAGATAATATTCTCATTCAAACTTTAGGAACGGGATCTGGAAATGCTAGAAGAGTTAATGCTGGTTCTTCTGGAGATAATCCAACACCTGTTACTACTTCTTGGGTTGCATCAAACCCAATAGCAACTTATGAAGCTGTTGTTGTTGGTGGTGATTTAAGACACGATCAAACAAACTATTCTACTGGATATCTTCCAGTAGGACCAGATTATTCTTCTGGTAGGACTGGAGCTCAATACATTCAACTTGAAATGTTTAGAACAAACGTTTCAGAGTTTTTGATTTCAATCAATGGATCTTATGGTGGATTTTGGGTTTGTATGCCAAACAATACCCAATGGAATACATCCCTATCTGGAACCAATGGTTGGGCAGATATGTTCGAAGCATATAGAGGTTCTGGTATTCCTAATAGCGCCCTTCCTGGATGCGCTTTTGCAGGAAATATGACTGGAGGGACAGGAACTTTTACATGCGTATTTGGTACTGAGTCATCGTCTAATGATGCTTTTAATAGAATACTCATAAGAATCAGATTGGATTCTGGAGATCAGATTAACACATTGTCATTCCGCAATACTTAATACTAGGATCTAATGGCATTATCTCAACAGCAAAAGGTTGACTTTCTTCTAAAGAAGTTAGGATATTCATCAAGTAAAACTGGTATTGCTGAGGATTCCACTCTTTCGGGGACTAAAAAAGCTCCGTTTGCGGAACCAATACCATCACCCATAATAATACCAAACAACGGTCTTTGGTTTGAGTCTGCTAGGATACCATCAACTCCACCGACAGGAGATTTGATCATTGTTCCTGGAGAAGGATATCCATCATATACTTTGATTGAAACATATGGAACATCCAATGCTTATCCAATGACAGAGGATAACACTGTTGGTGGTAGAAGAAGCTTTATTGCCAGAGAGATAGTTGGAGTAAATACTTCTGCCAATGTAACTAACTGGATTGATACTCAGTTTGGGTCAGATTATATTGTAGAAGTTTATGCAGGAAATCCAGCATCTGGGGGGACGAAACTTTCTGCTGGAGGTAGCGGTAATAATGATGAATGGTTTTTTGATTACTCATCTGGGATATTAAACTTTGCGGGAACAAATGTACCAACTTTAGTTACTGGCGGCGCAAGTGTTTATATTAAAGGATGGAGGTATGTTGGAACAGTAGGAGCAATCACAGATTTTGATGGCGGTGCTTTTTAATAAATAGAATTACGGTAAAGGTATAAGAAAATGAGTGCATCTGTTGTTAACCTAACAATAGAAAAAGGTGCAGATTTTGAAGCATCATTCTATCTAACTGGTGATGACGGCGACATGCTCAACTTGCTATATACTACTGCATTTGCAAAGATCAAAAAACATCCAACAGCAACTAAGTCGCATAGTTTTGTTGTTGGTATTACTACAGCAGATGCAGAGGTAAATATCTCCATGGGGAGATCCATGACAACGGAGTTGAGCTCTGGAAGAAACTATTTTGATGTGTTTATTCAAAATAGTGAGTTAGATTTTGTCACTAGAGTTGTAACTGGAACAATAATTGTCGAGGATACTACCATATGACAATCAAAGTCAGAGTAAGAAAAAAACTATTTAATGTAAAAAGTAAACTCCCATTAGGAAATATTAAAGTAGTTACTAAATCAGGAATAGTAATGGCAAGGAAACTTTCCGATCTTCAGGATGTTGACATAGACAACACATTGGATAAATATGTGTTAATGTTTAATGAGAATACTGAAAAATATGAATCAGTTAACCCCGATGAGATTTTTAGTGCTGCTGCTTTAACTGAAACTACTCAACCAGGATTACCTGAAGATTTCTTAGCATACTTAAGATCTAACTTACAACTAGACTCATCTAACGAGCTTCTGCAAGCTATCCTTGATAAACTTAGTGGTCTTCGTCTATCCGATCTTGTCGATACTGATGTCGATGATGCTAAAGATAGATACACTCTCATGTATAATGAACTACTCGATAAGTGGAGAGCGGAAAACCCAGACAACGTTCTTTCTGCTGCTGTTGAAGAACCCGAGAATCCAGGTCTACCAGAAGTCTTTATTGATCAACTTGACACAGATCTTGATAACCGTATCGATTTTGATGGTGGGGAATATTAAGTACATTATTTCACTAAATAACTTTACGGTTAAGAAGGGTTATTTCTAAATGACAAAATATTTAAGTCCTACTCAAAGGGAGTTAACACTTGGTGTTCAGGGATACACTGACTTTGAAACTGTACTAACAGTTATTGGTAATGCCAATATTACTGGTGATTTGCTTATTGATGGTGGAAGATTCCTTGTAGATTCTGAAACTTTCACGCTCAGAGATCCTTTAATCGAACTTGGTTTAATATTAGATGAGGCTACTGGAGAGTTAGTTCCTCCAACTCAAGATTTGGGTAATGATGTTGGCGTTGTTCTGAACTATTTTGATACTGCTACTAACTCTTCAGAGAAAGCAGCAATGTATTATGATAATGATGATGATAGAATGAAGTTTGCTCAGAGAGCTATATTAAATAGTAATAGTGTTCTTGCAGAAGCATATGCTGCTCTTGAAATTGGAGCACTATGGTTGAATGATTGCGCTGGTCAGTCTCAAGTCATCACCTGTGAAGATGGTGAGAGATTGATGGAGAATATTACTGTTGATTGTGGACTCTACGGACTTTAAAGATTTATAATATTGTAATGTAACTTAATAAAGATATTTCATAAATAAAGTAAAAGTACCGAAAATTTTTCTGGATGGGTTAATGGCAAGTCCTAAAATTAGATTCAAAAGGTCTTCAGTACCTAACAAAAAACCTACAGTCTCTGATCTCCCTCTAGGAGAAATGGCCATTAATACTAATGATGGCGAACTTTACATGGCCAGAAATAGGCCAGGTATTGGAACAGACATTGTAAGAGTTGGTGCTGGTGCGACCGTTATTAATGTCCTATATGTAACACAAGATGGTAACGACAACAACACAGGTAAGAAACTCGGAGACGCAAAAAGAACCATTAAAGCTGCCGTCGCAGAGTCTGTCCCAGGAACTGTTATTAAAATTAGTGCTGGAGTTTATCTAGAAGATAACCCAATCGTACTTCCCGACAATGTGTCAGTCGTTGGCGACTCACTTCGTGAAGTTACGGTTACACCAAAAAATCAAGGAGACTTGTTCTGGTTAGACAATGGATGCTACATCGCAGAGATGTCATTCATTGGACCAGCACAAAAATCCGATGGCGCAATCGTTACATTTAACCCAGAAGTTGTTCCTTATATTGACCAATCGCCATATATTCAGAACTGTACAAACTTCATTCCAGGCACTATTGGTCTAAACATTGATGGTAAGTATGCCATTGGACCTATTAAGTCCATGGTTCTTGACTCCTATACCCAGATTAACCCAGGTGGTTTAGGTGCTAAAATCTTCAACGAAGCATTCGCTCAGTTGGTGTCCATGTTCACCATCTGTTCAGATACCGCAATCCTCTGCCAGTCAGGTGGTGCTTGCGACCTTACCAACTCTAACTCATCATTCGGCAACTTCGGTCTTGTCGCTGATGGCGTCGGACCTCTCAAATATGTTGGTGTCGTAACATCAAATGCAGGTGTAGATGCATCTACTTTTGAGATTAAGATTGATGCAAACGCCCCTGTAATGAATGTTGTTGATGCTGTTTATGATCATGTAACAGGAGTTACTTCATTCACACTCGACAGACAACACGAACTAAGTGTTGGTATGGGTGTTACCATTGCAGGTTTAGGATTTACTTGCACTTCAGACGGTGGTCAGGAGACACTTCTATATCCAACAGGTAACTACGGTACTATTTTTGAAGTTAAGTCTGTTGCTCCTGGTAGATATAGTGATGCTAGCGAGTCAATCGAAGCAAACAAAACTGAGATTCTTGACAAGGCACTTGCTTCTATCTCTTATAAGCATCCTGATTTTGTATTCCCAGGCGAAGAAGAGACTAACTCAAGATCAAGATTCTTTGATTCATATCGTCTAATCCAACATAATAAGCAAGAGATCATTGATAGATCACTTGCAGAGATTGCTGTTGAGCATCCTGATTTCTATTTCCCTAATGATAATCAGACAAACGCAAGATCAAGATTCTTTGATTCATATCGTCTGATCCAGAAGAACAGACAGGAAGTTATTGATAAGTCGCTAGCACAGATTGCTATTGGCCACCCAGATTTCTACTTCCCAGATACTTCAAGAAACAGATTTAAAGATTCATTTAATCTTATTAACTCAAATAAAGATGAAATCATTGATAAGTCTCTTGCGACTATCGGTCTATATCACCCAGATTTCTACTTCCCTGATGATGCAGAGACGACTGATAGATCTAGATTCTATGATTCTTATCGTCTAATCCTTCAGAACAAGCAAGAAATTGTTGATAAGTCCCTTGCTTCTATCTCATTAGATTATGACAACTATGACGATTTCTTCTTCCCTGGCGATACAGAGACCAATGCAAGATCAAGATTCTATGATGCATATCGTTTAATCAATGAGAACAAGCAAGAGATTATTGATAAGTCACTTGCTTCTATTGCAACTAAGTATGATCAATTCTACTTCCCTGGAGATCTTGAGACCAATGCTCGCTCAAGATATTTCGATTCATATCGCCTAATCCAGCAGAACAGACAAGAAGTTATTGATAAGTCACTTGCTGCTATTTCATTAGAGCATCCAGACTTTTATTTCCCAGGCGATTCTCAAACTACAGCAAGATCCAGATACTATGATTCATATCGTCTAATCCAACAGAATAGACAGGAGATTATTGATAAGTCACTAGCATCTATCTCTATCAGTTATCCTGATTTCTACTTCCCTAACGATCTTCAAACTAATGAAAGATCAAGATTCTTCGATTCATATCGTCTAATCCAACAGAACAGAAGAGAAATTATTGATAGATCTATTGGTAACATCACTGTTAACTATGATCTTTATCCAACTGATTGGGTATTCCCTGGTGATGAAGAGACAAATGCACGTTCCAGATACTATGATTCATATCGTCTGATCCAGAAAAACAAAGATGAGATTATTAATGGTTCTTGGAATGCTACAAGAACTCAGTATCCTGGTATCCTTAGCACTGAAACTAAGTGTAAGAGAGACCTTGGTTACTTTATTGATGCCATTTCTCTTGACATTCTAACTGGTGGTAACGCATATTCTCAAGACTTTACTCTACAATATTTTGAGAATGATGCTATCTATGATAATGGTATTGGTGGCGAAGAGGTTCAATCCATCTACGCTTTCAATGAAGCAAGAGACAGAATGAAGTTAGCTATTGCTAACAACCTAACCTATACTGATGTTGGTATTACAACTGATCCTCTAGCATCTTCAAATACTGATACTGGTGCTTGTGCTAACGTACAAACAAACATTGAAAACCTAGTTACAATCGTAACTGATGCTATTACTGAGGCAAATACAACCTCCTTCGCTGGTACAAGAAATCTCGGTATCTTCAACCAAGCAGGTATCGGAACCACTGCAACTCCAGGAGGATTCAAGTGTGCTAGAGACATCGGATTCCTAATCGATTCAGTTTCAACTGACGTATTTACTGGCGGTAACCTCTATTCTAGAGAGTTTATCCTTGAGTACTTCGATGATGGAACTGGTAATCCAATCAGTGAGGGTCTATACGAAGAAGAACTACAGTCTCTATATGGATTCATCGGAGCTGGTGAGTTCATGAAGGACGCAATCACTAACCAACTCTATACTAAGGATCTTGGTATTTCATCTGGTCCTGCTTCTTATGGTGGTGGTGGAGGTGATATTGCTGTTCTAAGATCTGGTAACGAAGCTTCATGTATTGACGTTCAGAACAACATTGATAACCTAATCGGTATCGTTACTTCAGTTGTTGGTCTAGGAACCACTGCAACTGCATCTGATGTAACGGCAACTATCAACTATGGTTACTTCAACCAGTCTGTTGGTGTTGGTACTACTTCATCACCAGGTGGTTATAAGTGTGCAAGAGACCTTGGTTTCTTCATCGATTCTATTTCAACTGACCTATTCACTGCTGGTAACTACTATGCAGATGGATTTGCATTGCAGTATTTTGATAATGCTGCTCCAATCATTAATGGTCTTCTAGGTGAAGAAGGTCCTTCAGTCGTCGCATTTGAATCTGCTGGCGAATACATGAAGGATGCAGTAACTAACCAACTCTTCAATAAGGATGTTGGCATTTCTTCGGGTAAAGCATACTTCGGAGGTGGCGGTCCTAACATTGAGGTTCTAAGATCTGGTAATGCAAATGCATGTCTAGATGTTCAGGATAGTATTGATGCACTAGTCGGAATTGTTACTTACGCTGTAGGTATCGGTACAACTTCAGAACTACCTACAAGTCAAGGAACTCTAGACGTAGGTGAGTTTAACCAGGCACTTGGTATTAGCTCCTATTCTCCTGGTGGACTTAAGTGTGCTAGAGATCTTGGATTCTTAGTTGACGCTGTTTCAACTGACGTATTTACTGGAGGTAACTCCTACGCTATTGGTTATCTACAAAATAACTTCCAAGAGGCAGCAGGTTGGACACCAACTTCTGCAACTTATAATCCTGCAACTGGCGACTTCACGATGATTGTTGGTGCAGATCACCCACTACAACTAAATGATGTTATCTTCCTAGACAAGGAAAGCTTCACTTTCACTTGTGCAATGGATGGCAATAAGAGTGAGCACTCTCTACCAGCAAAAGGTCAAGTTGCATATAACTCTCCTCTAACGATTACTGGAACTAGTGCAACATCAGTGACTGTTAATGTTGGTGCTTCTGGTACTGACTGGTCATTCAACCCAACTGCAGCAACATATGATCCTGCAACTGGTGACTTCACCGTTACTGTTGGTGAGCACTCACTGAGTGTTGGAGAGGGTGTTATCATCGAGGACAACTCTTTCACCTTCACTTGTGCATTTGATAATAATCAAGCACAGAAGACATATCCACGTCCAGGAATCGATCCATACGCAGGTAGATCAATCAAGATTACTGGTGTTACAGATGATTCTCTAACCGTTAATGTAGGTAAGTCTGGTCCTAACAAGTACTTTGATCCAACTGCTGCTACTTATAATGCAGCAACTGGTGATCTAACTGTTACTGTTGGTCAGCATGGTCTTGGCGTTGGTCGTGCAGTCATTATTGAAGATGAGTCAATGATCTTCACTTGTGACCAGGATGGAAATGCTACTGAACATGCATATCCTGCAGCAGGCAATCCAATCTCAGGTATCGCAACTGCGATCAATGAAGTTGGCGTTTCCACTCATACTGTAACTGCAGCAACTTATGACCCTGCAACTGGAGATGTTGTTCTAACAGTTGCTTCTCATGGATTTGCTAATGAAGATTATATTAAACTTGATGATGGTTCACTAACCTTCACTTGCGAACTAGATGGTAACACAGTATCTAAGTCATATCCACGCGCTGGATATGATTATCCATCAGGTCGCTGGTTACAGATCAGTGAGAAGACTGATAACACCTTCAAGATTAATATTGGTGCTGCTGACTACACTGGAACTCACACATTTGTAAGTGCATCTGCAAACGGTCTTGAGAGGCAGACTGGTACATTCACAGTTAATGTTGGAAATGCTGGTTCTGCATCAGGTTCTGTACACACATTTGTACGTGCTGAGTGTAATGCTATTAGACATGAACCACAAACAGCACATACATTTGTAAGTGCAATCGCTGGAGCAATCAAGCATCTTCCACAGTCTGCACATACATTCGTAAGAACAACAATCGATTCTGTCAAGTCATATGAACCAACCTATCGTGGATGGATTAAGACAGGTCTACTAGGCGAAGAAGCTCCTTCAAACACTGCATTCATTGCTGCTGGTGAGTTCATGAAGGACGCAATCACCAACCAACTTTATAGAAAGGATGTTGGCATTTCTTCTGGTGCTGCTACTTATGGTGGTGCTGGTGGAGATATTGCAGTTCTTCCTTCGGGTAATGCAGCAGCATGTATTGATGTTCAGGATAACATTGATACTCTCGTTGGAGTTGTTACTGCAGTTGTTTCTATTGGTACAACCGCAACATTCGCAGACGTTCCTACATCAATCAACGATGGTTACTTCTCACAATCTGGTATTGGTACTACTTCATCCCCAGGTGGATTCAAGTGTGCTAGAGATATTGGATTCTTAGTTGATGCAGTTTCAACCGACGTATTTACTGGAGGCAACAGCTATTCTAGAGAGTTCGTTCTTCAATACTTTGATGGCGCTGGACTTCCAATCAGCAATGGTCTGGTTGGTGAAGAAGCACAATCACTTGTAGCATTTGATTCTGCAGAGACCTTCATGAAGAAGGCAGTTACCAACCAACTTAACTCTAAGGATGTTGGCATTTCTTCTGGTACTGCTAGATACGGTACCGATGATACTAAACTACCTGTGTTAATCTCTGGTAATGCTAATGCTTGTATTGATGTTCAGTCTGCTATTGAGAACTTAGTTGGTATCGTAACAGTTGCAGTTGGTCTCGGAACCACTACACAACTACCTTCTGGCGATGCTCTCAATACTGGTAACTTTGTAGTCAACACTGATCCATTCACCAAGTTATCACTCCAGATGGAAGACTTCGGTACTCTATCTCCTGGTGGTACTAAGTGTGCAAGAGATATTGGTTACCTTGTTGATGCCGTTGCAACTGATGTATTTACAGGTGGTAATAGCTACACAAGAGATTTCACTCTATTCTACTTTGATGGGGCAGGTTCACCAACAGCAAGTCTGACTGGCGAAGAGTCTCCAAGTGTTGTTTCCTTCGATTACGCAGGATTCTATGCAAGAAAGGCAATCACTAACCAACTCAACGTCAAAGATCTAACAATCTCACCAGGTAAAGCGATTTATGCAGGCGCTGGTTCTTCCATCCCTGTACTACCTTCTGGTAATGCTGAAGCTTGTGTTGATGTCCAAGCAAACATTGAAAACCTAGTTGGAGTGGTTACCACTGCAGTAGGATTTGGATCAACCAATAGTCTTCCAACATTAAATGTTGGTTACTTTAACCAGTCGGGTGTTGGTACTGTAGCATCCCCAGGCGGATTTAAGTGTGCTAGAGATCTTGGTTATCTACACTCCGCACTCGCAGAGGATGTATGGGCAGGTTCTAACGATAATGTTGTTGGATTCGCTCTATCATACTTCGATGGTAATGGTAATCCAATCTCTGATGGTCTACTCGGTGAAGAGTCTGAGTCAGTTACCGCATTCACTGCACTTGGCGATCTCGCAAGAGGAGCAGTAACTAACCAACTCAATGCTCAAGACCTAACTATTTCTCCCGATTACGTCACTAATGATAACAGAAGCGCATCATCTTGTGCAGATGTTCAAGACCTAATCGAGAACCTAGTTGGTATTGCAACTGTTGCAGTTGGTCTAGGAACCACTTCACAACTCCCAACTCTTAACACTGGATTTGATGAGAGAGATGATGAGCAGTACAGATACTTCGATTCATATCGTCTAATCCAACAGAACAAGCAAGAAGTTATCGATAGATCTATCGGTTCTATTGCTCAAGGTTATGATGCTTATGATGCATTCTACTTCCCAGGTGACGCACAGTCTAACGGAAGATCAAGATATTATGATGCTTACAGAATGATTCAACTCAATAAGGAGGTAATCGTTGGCGCAGCGTTCACCGATGCAGTCAATAACCCACTATTCAGTTCATTCAACTTCGCTTCAGTTGAAGAGAAGTGTAAGAGAGATACTGGATTCTTCATTGATGCAGTTGCTCTTGATGTACTAACTGGTGGTAATACTTATGCTTCTGAGTTCACCTTCCAATATTTTGAAAATGGTTCACTAATCTCTAATGGTCTACAGGGTGAGATGGATGAGTCACTCTATGTCTTTGATCAAGCAAGAGGGTACATGCTCAATGCAATTACTAACTCTTTAGTTGGCGCTACATACTCTGATCTAACAATCTCAGTTGGTAACCCAACATATAATGCAGGAAATGAGGGTTCAGACGTTGCTAACACTTCTTCAACTGCATGTCAGGATATTCAAGATACCATTGATACTCTCGCTGGAATCGTAACATCTTCTCTTGGTGCTGGAAGCACTGCTTCTATTACATTCCCACTCAACACTGGTCTATTTGATCAATCAGTTGGTGTTGGTACAACTAACACTCCAGGTGGTTATAAGTGTGCAAGAGACGTTGGATTCTTTGTTGATGCCGTCGCAACCGACGTATTCACTTCTGGTAACAGATACTCACAAGAGTTTACCAAGCAATACTTCAACCAGTCTGGTGCTATTCACATTGATGGAAATGAAGTTGCTCCAACAATCGTTGGTTTAATGGGTGGCGGTGAGTGGATGAAGGATGCAATCACTAACCAACTCTATACTAAGGATCTTGGTATTTCATCTGGTCCTCAGTACTATGGTATCGGTTCCTCTATCCCTGTTCTACAGTCTGGAAACGAGAATTCCTGCTTAGATGTTCAGGATAACATTGATACTCTGGTTGGTATTGTAACTGTTTCTCTTGGTGCTGGAAGCACTGCTTCATTCGGCGCTCTAACTTATGATACTGGAATCTTCGACAGAGGAACTGGTATCGGAACCACTGAGAACCCTGGCGGTTACAAGTGTGCTAGAGACCTTGGATTCTTAGTTGATGCAGTATCAACTGACGTGTTTACTGGTGGTAATAGATATTCCAGAGGATTCTCTGAGCAATACTACTACGCTGATGGATCAGTAATCAGAGGCGGACTAGACGGTGAACTCGCACCTTCACTAACCGCATTTGAAGCTGCTGAACCTCTCATGAAGCGAGCAGTAACTAACCAACTATATTCTAAGGATCTAACTTTAACCTTCGGTCCTGCATCTTACAATGGTGCTGGTGGTAATATCCAGTATAATGCTTCGGGTAATGGTGAAACCTGTGCAGATGTTCAGGCAAACATTGAAAACCTAGTTGGTATTGTAACAGTCGTAGTTGCCGCAGGTAACACTGCAGCACTTTATGATGGAACATACGGTATCAACAATGGTTATTTCTACTTACAACCAGGCGAGTTTGGTCAGACAGTTGGTTATGGAACTGATGCAGATGACTTCGTTGGTCTCGGAACTACTTCTTCCCCAGGTGGTTATAAGTGTGCAAGAGACATTGGATACCTAGTTGACGCTGTTTCAACTGACGTATTCCTCGGAGGTAATACTTATTCAAGAGACTTCACTAAGCAATACTTCACTGGAACTGGTCAACCACTAACTCCAGGTCTGTATGGTGAAAGATCTGAATCTGTAACTGCTTTCGGTAAGGCAGGTGATTACATGAAGGGTGCTCTAACTAACCAACTCTATACTAAGGATCTAACTCTATCCTTCGGTGGTGCAAACTACGGTGTTGGTCCAGTAATCACTTATACAAGATCGGGTAATCCTGAAACCTGTCAAGATGTTCAGGACGTAGTTGACAATAGAATCGGAATCGTTACAACTGTAATCGGAATCGGTACTCTAACTGAACTAGATAACTTCTTACCTAATGCAGGTAGACTCCTAGATCAAGAGACTAAGTGCAGAAGAGACATTGGTTACATCGTTGATGCAGTTAAGAATGATCTTCTTAACTTCACTAATAAAAATATCATTAGTGCAACCAACTACTACTTCGATCAAGAGACTGGCAAGCCACTCTCTGATGCACTAATCGGTGAAGAAGTTGAAACCGTAACTGCTTTCCGTGCATCTGCTGACTATATGCAACTTGCTATCAATAATCAACTAAATAGCAAGAACTTCAAGCTCGCTCCTGATCCTGTTCTTAACTCCAATAACGATCCAGACGCTTGCCAAAATGTTCAAGATACTATTGATAACCTCATTGGTATCGCAACTGACGCAATCGTTAAGGGTCAACCAACCACATGCTCGGTTGCTACAACTTCAACAGACTTTACCGCTAACGTAGGTAAAGGTCCATTCCCACACTTCTATACTTCTGGTGGTACAGTACAGATTAATCCACAGAGACCATTCGACGGTCAAGTAACTGTGTTTGATAAGTTATACTATCAGGTTGACAAGATTAGAGTAACAACTAAAGGTTCTGGTTATACCAGTACTCCAGAAGTTACTATTGGTAATCCAACAACTGCTTGGGGCGTACCTGCACAGGCAATCGCAACAGTCGAGAATGGTCAGGTAACTGGAGTTGAAGTTGTTTCTAGCGGTAGAGGATTCATTGTTCCTCCAACCGTTACAATCGGTGCTCCTATAGGTGGAGGAACACCTGCAAGAATCGTGATTGATATGTATCCAAGTTACTACACAGTTAATAAGGCAACATATCCTTCTGCAGGAATCTCAACAATCACCCTTGACGCACAGGTTCCATATGAAGTAACCGCTGGAATGGAAGTTGAGTTCTACAAGCAAAGTAGAGTTCTCGCATCATCTCATGCATTTGAATACATTGGTTCTGGTATCGATGTAAAAGCTGCACTTCCTCAGAATGGTGGCGTTACTATTGCTGAAAATGAAACTGTGAATCTGAATGGTGGTCTGGTCGTATTCACCAGTACTGATCAGTCAGGTAACTTCAAGATTGGTGACGGACTAATCATTAACCAGAATACTGGTACTATCTCTGGAACGGCATATTCCAAGTCGTTGTTCTCAACCCTAACCCCATTCATTCTAGCACTCGGAGGAGAGTAATCCATGGCATTAGCCCTTAACGTATTCAAGACAATCACTAATGTTGTCTCAACAGAACCAGTAGGAATTTATACTGCTCCCGTGGGTTACACGGGAGTACTCCTCCTGGCACAAGCATCAAACGTGGGAGCATCTAGTCAAGATATTAGCGTTTCTCATGTAAGAACCAAATCTGGTATTGCGGTAACAACCGAACTATTCCGTGAGTTTCCAATCCCAGCAAATGATGCTGTCAATCTATTAGCAGGAAAACTAGTTATGGAGCAGGGAGATTCCCTCAAGGTTGAAGGAAGTACAAGTAGTGATGTCAAGTTTATCGTTTCAGTTCTTGAGACCCTAAACTGATTTAAAAAAATAATATAATCAAATCCACATAAATAGGTGTATTATTACACCTATTTTTTTATGTCTAGAAATAAAGAAGATGAGTTTCAGTATATCTCTGAGGATGACTATAAAACTTTAATCTCAGTATATCAACAAAAAACTTTTAAGTTGTTTAATGAAAACATCTCATTGGAAGCTAAGGTAGCAACTCTTAGTTCTATGGTAGAAAATCTCAACGAAACTATTGGAGATATTACTAAAGAACAAGAAAAACTGAAGAAAAGAACCTCCAGAAAAACTAAAGTAACGTTAGCAAAACAAGACGAAGAAGAAAGTATTTTGGATAATGAAGAAATATTTAATTGAATAAATATTATTATATTCAGTTATATAACTGGATCTGCGGTATATACCACAAATGTATAGGTTGACTAATGCCAAAGTTTTTAAGCGAACGTAAAAGGAATCTTAGCGTCGGTATATCTTCTTATACCGAAAACTCTACTGTACTTGAGGTAACTGGTAGGGTTGGCATTGGTACAACATATGCATCCGCAGATCTAACCGTTACAGGAGATGTTTTAGTATCTGGGGCACTAACTGCCTCAGATATTAATGTATCTAATGATATCACCGTTGATGGTGATGCCATAGTATCTGGATTTATTACTGCAACGGAATATTATGGTGATGGATCCACATTATCTAATGTTTTATCAAATAAACTAGCAGATCCCACTGGTAATGATGCTAGGTATGTTGGGTTTTTAACAGCAACTTCTGGTATTATTACATCATTATCTGTTGATCCTTTATTTGTTTTTTCTCCTTCTACAAATAGTGTAGGTATTGGAACATCTTTTCCCTTACCAGATCATAGATTATCTATTATTGATGACGTAAAAGTAACTGGATTTATAACAGCTTCAGAGTTTTATGGTGATCAAGTCATTGGAACTCCTAACGGAGGATTCCTTCCAGGAGCAGTTGGCATTGAGACTGCAGATTATACAAAAGATTCTGTTAATGAAATCAACTTTATTTTAGGAAAACTAGTACCAAAACCACCCGATACTATTTCAAACGTAGTATTTACTATGACTGGATTGACAGGTGTTGGTAGATTATGTGCTGGTTTTGCGCCAACAAATAGTACTAGTGGAGAGTTAACTCCATCAGCAGGTACACAATATAATAGGAACATCACTAACTCAGTAACTTCAAACTACATTACAGAGTATGGTCCTGGTGATGCAGGGACTGTAACGGGGTATATAAATGATGGTTCTGTTGGAGTAGTTACTCTGACAACTGGATCAAATGACGGCATTTACGGTGCGTTACAGATTTCAAATGATAAGGATGCGTTTTTCTCAACTAGAAATCCTGGTATTAACTCAGAGTTTTATGAAGTTTATGATGCTAGATTGATTAATGCCACATCTCCAAATGGGTTTAATAGAGGATATATTCAGCAGTTTGGATATAAAACTCAACGCGCTTTTTGGTATGAAGATCCAAGTACAGTCTCTGCACCTGTATTAAGTGCTACTACTCCAGTAACACCACCTTCACCAACCTTAAATTATTCTTCAGGTGTACCACATTACACACAATCTTCTAGCAATGCATTCACTTATGTAATAACTTGTGAGAATGCTAGTGGTGATATGTACACTCAGAACACTTTCTTGGCATCTGGTGGTCAAACCACAGGATTCCAAAATGGAGGTACTAAGAGTTATACAGATTTTGATGGTGGGACGAATCCACCAGTCCAGAATTATGGTGTAGGTACTGGTGTAACCTGCTTAGTTTCTCAGACACCCAGAGATCTCCATCAAACTGTTAATACTGATACGACAAGGTTCTCTAACTATACTGCAACTACTCCTTATGGATCAAATTCTGTCAGAGCAACTATAACTCAGGCAGTTAATATGATGGGAACAACTGCAAGAACTAATAAAATTGATGAGGATAACATCTTAGTGAGTTCTTTAGGAACTGGTTCTGGTAACGCTAAAAGAGTAAATGCAGGTTCTACTGGTGATAATCCATCACCAGTCTTTACAACATTTACAGCATCTAACACTGCTGCTACATATGAATCTATCGTTAGAGGTGCTGTACTGCGTCATGATGTAACTGATTATTCAAATGGATCTTGGTTACCAGCAGGACCAGATTATTCTTCTGGTAGAACTGGGGCACAGTATTTTCAAATGGATTTTATTAGATCTCAGGTATCTGAGTTTAAAATTGTCGTAACTGGTTCTTATGCTGGTTGTTGGGTTTGTATGCCAAACAACTCTACTTGGACATCATCTTTGTCAGGAACAAATGGTTGGGCAGATATGTTCCAAGCATACAGAGGTGCTGGTGTGCCAACATCAGCAGAACCAGGATGTTCTTCAGGTGGAGCGATGAATGGTAATAGTGGAACATTTACTTGCGTATTTGGTACAGAATCTTCATCTAATGATTCGAATAATCGCATTTTGATTCGTTGGAGATTGAACTCTGGGCAGTCAATAACTACCATGTCATTCACGTCTACATAAGTTAAGGGAAAGTAAGATCTGTGGCAGCATCTCAAGAACAAAAGCTAGATTTTCTATTAAAAAAGATAGGTTATACCGCATCCAAAACTGGTATAGCTGAGGATTCTACTTTATCAGGTACTAAAAAAGCTCCTTTCGCAGAAGCTATACCCTCCCCTATAGTAACACGCGCAGATACTATTTGGGCAGAATCTAGTCTTATTCCTTCTACACCGCCTTCATCATCTGGTCCTGTTGTACAGGTGTATGGCACTAGTAGTGCCCTTAGAATGACAGTAGACCCTACTGTTAGTGGTAATAGAGCATTTATTGCAAGATCAATATACGGAAATAATAGTTCAAGTACTGTTAATAACTGGATTGATCCTAGCTTTGGTCCAGATTACATTGTTAAAGTTTATAGAGGGGATCCTGCATCTGGTGGGGTGCAGCTATCTGCTGCTGGTGCAGGATCAAACGATACTTGGTTTTTTGATTATTCATCGGGCATCCTAAACTTTAATGGATCAGTTGTTCCGAGTGGAGTAACTTCAAGTAATATTTACATTGTTGCCTATCGCTACATTGGCGACTTTGGTGTAGTTACCTCTGGATCTAGTCCATCATTTGAAAACGTAGTTTCTGGTATTCTAACTGCAGATGCATTTTATACTGGATTTGATACTACTTCATCACTAAGTATTACTCAAACAAGGATTACTGGTCCTGCTTCTATTACTATCGCACCATTCTCAGATGGTTTGGTATATATTGAAGGTGACTTGTCTATTAAAGGAACACCTATTGGATTTAACAGTGATGGCATTAGTTTCTTTAATGATGACGTTATTTTAACTACTGAATCTATTATCTTTAATGCTAGGGAAACTGATCTACAGAATCTTGATGGTAATTTTATTGGTATTGGTTCAACAAGCATCAGAAGAGCTCTTCTTTATGAATATGATATTGATGCATGGCAGTCAAATGCAAATATAGGAGTATCATCCGCCGGAGGAAAATATTATGTTGATATCGACGAAGTTCTTAGTGCTACAACACTAGGATCTGGTGTTACAGCATCAAACTTAACTAGTTTTAACCCAGGTGCAATCTCAGATAGAATACAAACACAAGCAGCTCCTGAAGATTATATCTTATTTTATGATCAGGATGATGGTCAACTTAAGAAAGATACTATCTTAAGTGCTGCCCTGCAAGGTATGCAGGGTCTACAAGGTAACCAAGGTTTACAAGGTTTACAAGGCAACCAGGGTTTACAGGGTCTACAAGGTAACCAAGGTTTACAAGGTCTACAGGGTTTGCAAGGTGTTGCAGGTCCAGTAGAAGGTGATGTTGATCAAATCATATACAAAAATGCTTCTAATCTACCTGTAGGTAATGATAACCTAAGATTCTTTAATAATCAAGACTTATATGTTGCAGGTATTGTCAGTGCATCTTCTCTTGAGTTAGGTGAAGAGGGACAAGCAATCATAGTTACCAGTAACTCTATTACTGGTCCAGGAACTATTCTTATTGACCCAGCAGGAGTTGGTGATAATACAGGTCTTGTTAGGATTAAGGGTAACCTAGTTGTTGACGGTGAAACTATTACAATTAGTAGTGGTACACTTGATATTCCCGACTTCAAAGTTGCTATTGCAAAAAGTGTTAGTAGTGAAGTTTTACTTGATGGCGCTGGTATTGGTATCGGTTCAACCAGTATTGAGAAAACTATTGTCTGGGAATATGCAACCGAATCTATTGGTATCAATGCAAATGTAAATATTCCTGCTACAGAAGCTTATAAGATTGGCGGTAATGTTGTAGTAGATTCAACCTCTCTTGGAACTGGAGTCACTGATTCTAATCTAAGAAATGTCAATCCAAATCTTATTTTTGATAGGCCTCAGTTAACTGGTGACATTCAAGGATCTGATTATTTACTCTTATATGATACGAGTGCTGGTAACTTAAAGAAAGCAACTATCACTGATGTATCTATTCAGGGTGTTCAGGGAACACAAGGTCGTCAGGGAAATCAAGGTAATCAAGGACGCCAAGGTAATCAAGGTAATCAAGGTAATCAAGGTAACCAAGGTAACCAGGGACTACAGGGTAACCAAGGACGCCAAGGAAACCAAGGTAACCAGGGTAATCAAGGCAATCAAGGTCTCCAAGGTTTACAGGGTAATCAAGGTCTACAGGGTGTTGGAGATCAAGGTTTACAAGGTAACCAAGGCAACCAGGGCAACCAGGGCAACCAAGGTCTCCAAGGTGTAGGTTCTCAGGGTCTTCAAGGTCTGCAAGGTGGTATTGGTGACCGTGGTGGTATTAGATTCCAGTATGTTTCATCAACTACCGATGCTGATCCAGGATTAGGAAACTTTGCATATAACAACTCTTCAATCAGCGCAGTAACAGAAATCTATATTGATAATGAAGATGATTTAGGTAACAACCAAACTAACTGGTATGATGTTTGGGATGATACTGAGAATCCAGATAGGGGATACTTATACTTTATCTCTGCAGATATTTTATCTGGAACTACAGTAAATATTTTTAGAATTAATGGTGCTAATCAAGTAGCATCTGGATATTATAAGATTGCTGTAGAGTATGTAACTGGTACTTTACCATCTAATGGAGACATCTTAACCCTGTTCCATACCAGAACAGGTATTCAAGGTGTTCAAGGTAACCAAGGTAACCAAGGCAACCAGGGTAACCAAGGTAACCAAGGTAACCAGGGTAATCAAGGTCTCCAGGGAAATCAAGGAAACCAAGGCAACCAGGGTAATCAAGGTAACCAAGGTCTCCAAGGTAACCAAGGAAATCAAGGCAATCAAGGTCTCCAAGGTTTGCAAGGTAAGCTTGGAGATCGTGGCGGTGTTCGTTATGACTTTGATTCTACTACCGCAGCAGGTACTAGCGGACAAGGGTCACTAAGATACAATAATGCAACTGCTGCAAGCATTACAGAAATCTATTTTGATGATACTGATTCATTTGGATCAGATCAAACTGGTTGGTATGATACTTTTGATGACACTATTCTTAATAGTGGTTTAAATCGTGGTTATATTTATGTAACATCAGCAGATTCTGGTGGTAATGTAACCTCAATATTCTATGTTGATGGTGCTGTAACTGATAATACTACCTACTGGACTGTACCTGTTACTTATGTAAGTGGAGATATTCCCTCAAATGGTCAAGAAATAACAGTTCTATTCACTAAGAGTGGTACTCAAGGTGTTCAGGGCAACCAAGGTAATCAAGGACTCCAAGGTAACCAAGGTAATCAGGGTAACCAAGGTAATCAGGGTAACCAGGGATTACAAGGACTCCAAGGTAACCAAGGCACTCAAGGTAATCAGGGTAACCAGGGTAACCAAGGTAATCAGGGTAATCAAGGCAACCAGGGATTACAAGGACTCCAAGGTAACCA